TCCAGTTTGCACAAACCCATTTGTAAGTAGCCCCCTCGTCCGGTGGCGACCAATTAAATGATTCAACGCCTTTGCGAGCCTCTAAAAAATCTTCAATCGTGTTACTGTCAGTTGCTGTTCTATTTTGCCAAGACAAGCTCCAAACTTTTGTATCCTGATTAATGCCAAAGGTTGCGCGTTGTGAATACCCCGATCCAAATTCAATTGATCGAACATTCGGTTGAGCTTTTTTTGAAGCCCCATAATCCGGGGCGATATCAGGGAAATTAGCCATTAACTCAACAGTCCTCCAGGTCGTTTTTGCTTGACTAGCTCAGCCTGCACGGCTGCACCAATCGCAGCACCAAGTGCCTTGGCATTTGGCTGATCACCTTGCACGTTAGAACCAGAAGCATCAACGTTGATAACTACATTACTAGCCCCGCCGCCAGAAGATTCAACGCCAAGCTTGCCGTTAGAACCACGGCGCAAAGGCATGATTGCTTCTGTGCCTGCCTCGCCCATCAAACCGTAATTACCAACTCCACCCTGCGCGTATTGGAACAAGGTTGGTTTTGTTACCAGGCCACCCTTTGCATAAGGAACGATTCCGTTCCTCGCTACTGCGAGACCATTGGCTGCCATTGCGCCAACACCTCCGGGGATTGTTGTCGGAGGAGTCATGCCTTTGGTTACCCCACCTTTTGCCAGACCCAAGAAGCTGCCTACCCCAGGGATAAGAGAAAGCCCTTTAAATAGTGCAGCCTTTGCAAAGATTCGCGCCAGGTCTTGCAATATGGAACTGGTCATTTCTGCAAAACTTGCCTTGCCTGTTGCCACAAAATCAGCAAAAGCATCACCAAAGCTATTGACCGCCTGAATGCCAGCCTCGCCTAATGCAGTGTTCAGATCCATTGCTGACTCGAATACCTCTTCCAAGCCATCCTTGAACTTGCCCAAAGGGCTTGCTGCCTCTACAAGCGCAGCATGTACAGCCTCAAACTGTCCAGGGAAAAGTTTGACAAGTTCAGTGGCTCGCTGCCTAATTTCCTCTTGATCAAACTCCTCTTGAGTAATCTCTCCTGTTATTAACTTGATTTCGTTCAGCGCAGCTGCCTTTTCTTGTTCTTTTTTAAGATCTTCTTCTGCTTGTCTCTTTACCTTTTCATTCAAATCAAACAGCCCATTCATTAGGGTCTGCCTTGCAGTTGCCACCGCCAAGATTTGCTCATTATCCTGCATTTCAGCTGTACTTTGAACTGTTGCTGCTAGTTGCAAATGCAGCTTCTCTTTTTGCAGGGCAATACCTGAAGCATCAAGAGCGAACCCTTTTTCTTTAGTAGCCAAATCTGCTAGACCGGCCTTCAAGGCAAGGTCTGAAATGTCTTTACGAGTTTTGCCTGTGCCGCCTCCACTTGGATCGGTGTCTAGGCCAGGAATAGTTGACCCTTCCATCAGTTGCTTTAGGAGATCTTGCATAGACGCTGGCAACGATTCCAGCTCAACTCGATCACTTATTGCCTTTGCCAAGCCCGTTCTTGCCTTGTTTATTTCAACTAATCGGGCTTGCAACTTCGCCCTGTCAGCAGCAAAAGTATCTGCAGGCATTTGCGGTATTTGCATTTCTCCAATGCTTTGCCCTCCCGAAAGGTCAGACATTGATTGAGTCCCCGCAATTCCGATACCAGCCGCTGTGGGTCTTTGTGGGGCCTTTGGAACGGGGAGCGAATTCAGCTTCGTATTAATACTTGCCGCCTCTTTCCCATATTCTGTTAGTTTCTTCTTGGCATTATCAACTGATGTAGAGCCTCTCGCTACGCTATCAATAAACCTATCGTGGCGATTAATGTGATTATCAATCGCCACTCCCGCTGCCGTTATCCCTGCCGCAAGTGCATAGAACGGGTTAAGCATTAGTGCTCTGTTTAAAAACAGAATCGCTGCTTGCAGAAGTCCAACTTTCTTCACTAAAGGAATTATCGATGCAGAAATTTTTACTATCAGCCCAAGCGCCTTCCCTCCAACAGCGCCGCCCACAAGAATGATTATTACGTCTTTTATTTTGTCAAAGTGAGTGATCAACAATGCAATACCATCAATTATTGCTTTTATGGCCTTAGCCGACGCCTTGGCAATATTTACGATCGCTGGTGTCAAATCTTTCAAGGCTTTGGTTATTGACTGTTGCAGCTCTGAACCGACACTTACAAGCTGCTCGCCAAGTTGTCGCCTGACTTCCTGGAAAGCAATGGTTTGACGCTGACCAGACTCTTCTGAGCTGGCTGCCATTTCCAAAGCGCCATCGCTGTATTTCTTAACAGCGAATTGAAGGAAATTGACCAACTTGTCTAGTCCGACTTCTCCGTTCTTGAGCATTTTTTGCAGCTCTTGAGTGCTTATGCCATTGGCCTTAGCAAATGCTGTAACAGCCGCAGGAAAACGCTCGCCAAGCTGCCCGGAAAGCTCCTCCGCGCTAATTTTTCCCTTAGAGAACATTTGCACGAGCGCTGTTAAACCGCCACGCACATCTTCCGCTGAACCTTTTGTTGCCTTGATTGCTTTAGTTGCTCCTAAGAATGCTAATCCTGCTGTTTCAATATTTCCTCCAGCTCCAAGTACCGCCGCACTGAGTCGAGTCATCCCAATAGTGGCGTCTGCTCTTTCAACGTTTAACTTCGCAACCGCATATTCAATTACCTGATTAGCAACAGCCTCGTTCTTAGCTGTCTCCATTCTGGCTTTTGCCGACTCACCTTCTACAGTGATCAGCCTTTTTAGTGCTTTTTCAGCAAGATTAATTGAAGCTGCATAGTCGGTGAAGCCTGAGACCTGCTGAGCCAAAATCCCAACGCTTGCTCCAATTCCGCCACCCACTGCAGCACCTGCAGCTCCTCCAATCGCCGCACCGCCAAGAGCACCTGCAGCACCTAATGGCCCCCCAAAAATGCCTGCAGAAGCAACTGCACCGACAGTTTGAGCTGCGCCTTTTGCGCTAAATCCACGACGCTTGTTTAGTTTTGCAAGCCTCTTATCGACCTTGTCTATTTCTCTACCAACTTCTCGATAGCTCTTGCTTGCAGGATTAAGTCCAGCTCTTAAAGAAGCCCAGCTATTGCGCTGCGCTTCAAGACTTCTAATGCTGCCATTCGACGCCAAAGTAGCCTTCTTGATGTCATTCGCTACCTCTCCATAGCTCTTGCCCATTCGGTCAATGTCAGCCGATATTTTCGACATACCAACATTGCCGATGCTTTGATACAGGCTGCTTATTTCACGAACTGGTTGCTGCACTAAAGAAGCAGGTGCTCCTGCTCCGCCAGCAATCATCGCTCCTGTTCTTGGGTCTCTGGTGCCAATTGCTCCTGCCCTAGCTGACTGCATCCCGGTAATCTTCTGCGCCCTTCTTTCAGAACGCTCTTGTGCGCGAGCTAAGTCGTCAAAAGCCTTAGAACTAACTCCTAGTACTTGGTTCAACTCCTCCTGTGCGTCTTTTAGCTGTCTGCTTGTAGTGGTGTACGACTGACTGCCAACGTCTAAATTCTCGACATCCTGAGAAAGCTCTGATATTTTTTGCTTAAGAGCAGATATTGTATCCGTGCTCTCTATATTTACCCTTGAAGATTGCAAGAATCCTGTTGTTTGAGCCCTGTTCGCAGCAACAAGGTTTGCCGCTACGACCTGCTGACGTTGTTGAGCCCTAGTAAATTCCTGAGTCCTGACTGTGACATTTGCAAGTTGCTTACCGTATTCCTGAGAAGTGACTTTCAGAGACTGCAGTATTTGGTTGCCAGCAGCAATCTGCTTGCTGAATTTTTCAGGGACTACAGCTATACCTTCTCCAAAAATTTGCTTGGGAGACCTAGGCTTCTTCGAAGACTCGTCCTCCTTTTTGTTCAGCCTGTCAAGAGACTGAGTAAGACCATCAATGTCTTTTCCTAGTTTTCTATATACAGAACTGCCAATAGTCGCTTGTTGCCTTAGACCCTTGAACGCTTCAATCTGGCCTGCAATCGACTGCCTGCTGAGCTGCCCTGCCTTTGCAAATGCAGTGACGCTACGCCTAATTTGTTCTAATCCTTTGTCCGCAGGGCCAGCAGCTTTGCTTAGGCCACGAAATGCGCTCTTAAGCTGATTGACGCCCTCAATGCCATCAATCTTAAGATCGACTATTAGATCAGCAACGCTTTTAGCCATCTGATTTCTTCCTAAATTCGCTCAGTGCAGTGGATTCCATAACTTGGAGACCCTCTAACACTTCACGACGATTCCCCACATCATATAGGTCAAAAAGCCCGCCGGAAACCAAAAGCACGTCATATTTCAATCCAACGTAGCCCGACATGCTGACCTCCCATTGGGTCTGCATGCGTAGAAACATCATGACGATGTCCCAGTTTTCATCCCAAACCTCAAAATTATTAGAGTCTTCCGACTTCGGGTTAGGCGCTGGCAGCTTCAGTCCAAAGGCAGCTGCGTCGTCCTTTGTCTTGTCTTCAATCTGCTTGCCGCCAGACGCCCAATAAATCGCAGCTTCTTTTAGTTTCCCGCTTGAGCCTCCCCATAAGTCCTTGTGTAGCTATTCAGAACAGCTTTCAACCAGTCGACATCTTCACAGAACTCCTCAAGCTCTTTGGTAGAGAAAGGCACGTCCTTGCCATTCTCGTCTTGGATACCTTCCCATCCAACAAGAACCTTCTTCAGAAGACTATTGCCCTCATCTTCACTAAGCTTGCTGATCTCAGACATCTTCACTCTCTTGAAGACAGCCGTAAATTCACACTTGTCAAATTCGCCTGGACGATCTTCGCTTGGCTCTGTTACTTCAACGGGCCATTTGAACGTTTTGACCTTTTTGCGTACAAAAGCCATTAGTTAGATAAATGCATAAGCAAAATTAGCTTACACAAAAAAAGGGAGCCTGAAAAGGCTCCCTAAAACGCAAAAGAGGCTTGATCAGGTGTAAACGATCTCTACTTCGTCGTTGCCAGCACTGCTAGGAATCGCTGTGAATGGAATTTCTAACATTGCAATCCCGTCAAGGTCCCCATAAGACACATCAGCAATGTCGCCTCGTGCAGAATCAACCTTGACGATGTTCCCAGCACCAGTTCCATGCG